AGCCCACCGTTGACGGAACCGTTTATGGTAGCCGGGGTTTCAATATGTTTATGGCTTATTTCTCTGATATGTTCCTCAGCCCGGTCACGCAGGCGAGTGATAGCCAGTCGCTCACACCATGACTTGGCGGAGTTATTTGAAACGTCCACGTAGAGTGTTGTAATCTCATCCTTGGTCTGACCCAACAGCTTGAACAAACAAGTCGTTGAGTCGAGACCACCGGACAGAAGTATCAGTGTGTGATACTGTTTTTTCATGCGTCGAACTTGGCAATGAACTCGTCGATTTCTCGCTTGGAGGCACCTTTATCTGTGAGGATACCGGTAAGCCATTCCGCCGCTCCACCTTCGACCAAATCATTATTCTTCATGATGCCGATCATAGCCTTTACCGCATCGACCTCGTAGGTTGACAGGTTGGCACCATTGAATTGGTAGTCCATGAATGCTTCAACTGCCCATGGAACGATGGGTGTGATCATTTCCAGCATGATGTCACTGTAGACCCTTATCTCATACTGGGCATGAGGATCGGAGCGCAGTCCTATGAAGTGTAACAGGTTCTTCAGGTTAGCCTTCCAGTACATCTGCGAGTAAGTGGCGACCGGCAACACGATACGGGCAAGTTCCTTTGCCATACCGGGGAAATCAGGACCGACAACAGCAAGCTCATTGGCGGCGTAATATTCCGTGATCTTTTCTTCGAGCATCTTCTCGGCATCTTCGTTGGTCAGCTCAGTGTCGGACTCGATCATCCGATTGCGAACTTCAGCAGCAGCCTTAACAGCCGATTCCTCAATCCACAGTCTACGGTTGTTGATAGCGTCCGGTGGAGTAGCGGTGGAACCAACCAGATACTCGTAAGTGCTATATGAATCCTGGAACGACTGCTCGACTGCGGCTAGAATGGCCAAGTAATCATTGTCGTCAAGGGTGTTTTCCTGACGACCCTGATTGTTCGTGGTAGACTGCGGTGCTGCATGTTGGTGCTCCGGGATATACATCTCGTCTTCCAGGATGGAATAACGACCGGAGTACTCATTGATGCTGGCGGTACGATGCCGGTGCCACTGGCGGAAGACAAAGATTGGTGCCTTCACATGGAACATCAGCTCGACCATTTCAAACGGGGTAGTATGGCGATGGCGCATCAGGTAGCGGATGAGACCACGATCCTGACGGACCTTCTTGGTGCCCTTACCGTAAGAGACCCTGGCAGAGTTCACAATTCGTGCGTCGTCACCCATGAAGTCAACCAAACCGATAAAGCCGTGGTTTAGGACTTCACGATACGGCGGCTTCCAGAGTTCGATCTTGGTACCAGTACCGTCTTTGGAATAATCTACAAGGGTGAGATCGCCTTGCTTCTCTTCGTCGAAGTCATCGGGAACCCCGATTTTTATGTAGCGCATGATAATTTCCTTTGTTAAATTAAGAGTATTCGTTTTGTTCCCAGGCTGACCAGTCGAACCCACAACCACTACATGTAGTTTCGTGCTCGATGTGTTGATTTGAACCGTCACTGGTTACTAAAACATCACGGGGGGTGTAACACTCGGGACACTCTGGTATCGAAACCGTCACACGTGTACCTGGGGGAAAGTGTTTGGCATCCAATATTAGAGGCTTACGGTCCGTATCACTATCCATGTCACCTTCACAAAACGTGTGCCATTGTGGTTCTGATTCATCACATTTATCACCACAATAAACATCGAGTTCGAGGTCTGCCCACATTATTTCATGTCGATTTATTATCATCCGACCCACCCTACTGACTCGGCAATACCGTATGCGATTATACCAAGTAATATTAATGGTATAACCCATGCCAACTGTTTTACATACGGCACGTCTTCATTAATGGTTCGATTCGGTGGACCCACTGGTCTGATAGCCGTAAGATAGGTATCACCGTGCGGCACTACCAACCCTTCAGTGACTGCGGCTTCCCAGAATTTCTTCATAGATTTTTCGGGAAGGTTCCGGCGCTCAATCTCACGGTTGTCCATTAGTGCAGCTAACTCAGCCTGCGTCATCCCAGGGGACTCCCCGAGGTCAATATACAGCACAGTTTTGTCTGTAACACTGTTGAATTCTAACCCGGACTGTATCCCCAGTTGGCGCTCCTCGTATATATCATCATCCAACACATACGGTTGTGTGTATAGTAAGTGTGAGGCATACGGAGCCTCGCCATGATTGACGATACTATCATGCATACAAAAGCGAGCATACAGTGTGTTAAGTTCGATTTGTCCGGCGAACGGACTTTCGAGGTTAATTAGTAGCTTCTTGGACATCTTCCAAGTAACCCTCAGTGATCGGTGTTAGTATATTAGTGATGACAACTTCCCGGAGTGTGGTAAGGTTCTCTTCCATACTCAGGTTATCATCGACGATATTTTCAATAATATCATCCCATTCATCCCATGCTTCCCATTCCAATTCGGAAGCGTGCTCGGTGTTATTAGTGAGTGTGGTAACCGTTCCACCACGGACGATCTTGTATGTTAAACCATCGAGATCGGCGACAAACTGGAGTTCATTCATGAAACGGCAGTCGGTCAACATACCATAATCGTAGCCATCAAAATCACCACGGGCGACGGACATCTTGAGGGCTATCACCCACACATCCCGGTGGATGTTATTACGCATAGCTTCGGTACCGAACTGTTGCATGAATTCACGCCGGGTCATTCCCAGGGCTTCACAGGCGGGGTCTGGGGAACCATCGTCCAGGGTGTTTCCTTCTTTGTAGTCGAAATCACTTTCCAGGCGCTCTCTATCCCATCCCCATAATAGGACGGCGCAGTCTTTGAGGGGTGCAGCAAACGAAAGCTTGGTGACTGTTTTCCCCTGACCTTCAAGTTCTTCGGTGATTATTCTCGCTACGGTATCCTTACCGCTTCCTGCCTTTCCTGTTAATCCGATTATTCGCATGATTACTCCTGACTTTATTACGTTTTTTGCGTGCGAGTGCCTTAGCCTTCCGGCGCTCATGCCTATTCTCTGGTGTTAGAGAATATTCTATATTCTGATCGATGTCGTAGGTTGTTGTACCCTCGTCATTTGTTAAATCCGGAGCCACAGTAGTAGTGGGAACCCCCGGATTCAAATAATTTCTAAGTTGCTCCTTGCGAATCTTCCTACAAGTTTCGTGCCATGCGAGAGCTTCTTCTTCTTCAGTTACCATTTTTAACCCGAGTGTGATCGCTGAGTTGGTGAAAATATATTATTTTTAGGTTATGTATAGGCCCGTCGCACATCACTCGATACCTCGATATTAATATAGGTGGAGAATGCGAGGAAATCAATCAGTTTCGGCGGAATCGGATGCCATTGACGCCTTGAAGGTATTACCATCCGGATCGAGCCCGACCCAATCTTGGGTGGATAGGTATGCCTCGTCTTCCTCTGTCACTTTCATAGTGTACAGATCGAAGAAATCCTCATTACCCATGGTTTCGGAAAGATCGACGATGACTTCCATCATGAGTGCCTGGAGGTCGTCTTTCATACCCTGGTCATTCACGTAATCGAGTATTGCATCATAATCTTCCGGATCGATATTACATTTTGCCGCAATATTAGCGTAATGACCCTGAACCCGTCGGTAGTTGTCAACGTGGGGGTACACCACTTGCATCCAGTTCATGATCATATCCACCGGCATTTGGCAGGTAATCATTCTACTATCAGTGGAGTCGTTTTCCGGCATTGCGAAAACTAAAGATTCGGCATCAATATTCGACATACTATTTCTCCTAAACGGGGTAATAATAAGGTTATCGTATTACTTGATATAAGTCAAATCCAGACTGTTGGGATTGTCCCAGGCGTATTTTGCGATGAGTGAAGCTTCTGCCAGACCGTCTTGTTTCTTAAGGCGAAAAGAATCGAGATTGTCCGGGAACAGTTCCCTGGCGAGAGCGAGTGAGCCGTCTTTATTCTCCCCGATCAGTCCGTAATGCTTCTTCCATGCCTGGGGGCGTACTGCGGTCGTCTGTATGAGCATACCCATGAGGATGCCTTCCCAGTGACCGGCGTTCTTACCAAAGCGGAACATACCGGTAACACCCTGACCACGACCTGCGGTTACCAACTCGATGCAAGCCATGCTTATATCATCGAATTCTGAAATAGTTTTACATGCATCAGCAAGAACCATTTCGCTGCGCTTGCATTTCTTCCCACTCTTGATAAATTCTACCTGAACGATTGGAGTGGGGTAAACCACAAGGTGTTCCGGGTTGTAGAAAGCGATAGCTCCTTTGAACCCTGGGTCGATGCCGATAGTATATTTCATACCACCTATTTAGTGGTATGTTATTCAATAATCGTTACTTTATCCTTATGGACAAAATCTTCACAGAGGAAACAGGGAACTGGTGTTTTGTTGCAAAACCGGGCGTAGCGATTGGTGCAGCTGTGACATCCTCTGCCTTCACTGGTGCCGAACGTGTAATTTAAACAGCGTTTCTCATTATCACGAGCACACACGGGGGAATGGAAACAATCACAACATTGAGTTTCGACTTCAACCTCGATTACCCGGTAATCACCGAATAACCAATGACTTGTTGGGAATTTTTTTTCTGTTGCCATATCAATACTCCGGATAAGTGCGTCGGATGATACACATTATGTCCGAGCCATTATAACCGGGGTCAGTCGTTATGTCAAACCCGATGAGATTCGGGTTGTCGGTGTGAATTAACGAGTCGTCACGTAGCCATTCCCAGGCAAAACCCATCACGTCCCCGACACTCTGATCGATAGCAAACGTGTGAAAGGCTTTAGGGTGGTGAAGAACGTACTCGTCGAACTCATTTTTGGTTTTCAATATTGGCGGCTCGAACATCCCGAGGGTGCTCCTGAACCAGTAGTACACCAAACCGAAATCACCATAATCCCCGTATGCGGTAACAAACCTCCCGTTGAAGGCTAGGCTCAGTGAAGTTTCGAAGTGCTCACGGGAGCCCGCCTTAACGTGGACGAGGTATTCTGATGAAGAGTCGAATTGCATTAACCAGCCTGGGTGATACGTGAGATGTCATTTTCCTTCTGGACAATCATCATGTCATCAACACGGGCAGCAATATCCTCACGGTGGGTGATTAGGATAACACGTTTGTGCTTCCTGGCTGCCATGTCCTTAAGCAGGTTGACGGTGTTTTCTGCACCACGGTTACAGATACCGTTATCGATAAGCTCGTCAACTGCCATGAAGTTGATCCGGTAGTTCATCAACTCGAATACGTCCTGGAACGCAAAGTTGAGAGCAATGTTAACTCGCTGGCGCTCGCCCTTGGACAGGTTTCCGTAGTCCTTCTCAATACGACCGTGCTTCAGGATGACAACCGACATATCCGGAAGGAACTTGACAGTGTGTGGCAGCTCAAGCATGTCCAGGTACTTTGCAATACCCTGGTTCAGTTTAGGCAACCACCGGTCGATGATCTGCTTACGTATATAGCTGTCCTTGTCGGTCAACAAAGATATAAGGAAATCATAATGTTTGATGAGTTTCTTCAAATCCTTAATACCAGAATCGCTCACCTCCTGAATGGCTTCCTTCTTCAGAGAATCGATGCTGGAGGTGTGGGGATTCTCACTACTCTCAGTGTCCTTGAAGTTGTCTTCAAGAGCCATGAGCGTAGCACCAGCACGACTTGCCTCTTCAATGGTGCTGTAGGTGAGATCGGCTTTAGCAATCTCATCAAGATCGACCTTAATAACGCTTATTTCGGCATCCACAGCTGCCACCTCATCAGCTATGGCATCCACGCCTTCCTGATTGGTCTTGATGGTTTCCGTGGAAGTAGCAATAGCATCCGTAGCCTCGGTCAATTCATCCTCAAGTTTTGTACGGTATGCAGGGTCAGCTTCCCAGTGCTGCTGACAGGTGGGGCAAATGCTTTTGTCCAGGGTTGCCAATGATGCAGCGTTACTCTCGACCAGTTTATTGTTGCGATTGATATCTCGCTTCTCGACAGTAATGTTCTTCTCGAACAGTGCAACCTTACCATTGACTTCACGGCGCTTGGCGGACAGTTCCTTGTATTTGGCGGACAGCTCATCAGCCAACTGGAGGATTTCGATCTCACCATCGGCATCAACTTTCTCAAGCTCGGCGATGGTAGAGCGAAGATCGGCAAGCGTCCGCTTCTTTTTGGCTTCCCAATCTTTACTACGCCTGTTCATTTCGGCGATCTGGGATTCCACCCGTTCGTTTGCTTTGACGGTAGTGGAGTATTCGGTTTCAACCCGGATGAATTCTTTCTTCTCTTCCTTACGCTGCTCCTTGAGATTTTCGGCACGCTTACTCAGGATGGTGAAACCAAACAGCTTCTCCACGATATCCCGGCGCTTACCCTCGGGGAGTTTAAAGAACGGGTCCGACTCGGATGAGTTAACAACCAGGAAGGAGAATAGTGTGAGGTCAAAACCCAGCATCTCAATGATTTCATTGGTAGTTTCGGTTTTATTCCTGGAAATGTCATATATGTACTTGCGCTTTTCCTTAGCACGGATGTCGGTATCGTCATCAATGTCCTTACGGAGGAACAGGAGTTTACCGGGGCGCTCAGAACGCTCGATGAGGTAGCTGTAATTGCCCTTGTCGAAGGTGACCCACACGACCATAGGCTGACCCTTCCGGGACAGATCGTTTATGAGTTTCTGATTCGATACCCCACGGAGGGTGCCGCCGAACAACACGTAACACAGTGCATCGGTTATGGCACTTTTACCAACACCGTTTCTGGAGTCCTCGCCCCCGGTGTCCAGGTTCTCACCCATGACCACTGATATGAGGTCGGCGTCGAGGTTTACGACAGTTTCAGTATTTCCGAATGACAGGAAGTTCTTGAAACCCATGTTCCGTAAAAGTAATGCGTCGGTATTGCTCATTGTTTTAGTCCAATAATGTCCAGGAGAAACAGATAGTGGTACCATCGATACCACCGCTTCGTTTTACATTACCACCCTGTTCCATTTTACATAATGTGGAATAGGTAGTAGCACGGTCGGATGCGATCCCTTCGTTTACTTTCCGTGTGCTGCTTCCTGGATTTGCTCCAAGATATTCGACTATAGCATTTTTGGTTTCGGTTAACATTTCCCCTCCGGGATAAGTGGATAAAATTACTCTTCGACTACTTCGACAACGCAAGTAATCGGTTTGATTTCATGGCGCTTCATACAGCCACATTCTGCTGTAAAAGACAATTTATCTTCGTCCCAATCAAGGGCTAAATGTTCATCACCGCACTGACATGTGCCTCTTTCGTATTGTGTTTCAAAGTTAAGCTCATCACCGGACATGTTATTATTCTCCTGATCCTTCATAAAGTTGAAGTAAGATTTGTGATTCAAAATCGGAGCCGTTCGTATCTATCTGTGTGAGATGCTCAACTACTAACTGATCAACGGTAAGGTCATCACCGTCAACTTCTGTCTCGGACCCGACATCAACGGTATCCCCCGCTGGTTTGAGGCGCAGGTCTCGCATGATGGTTTGTAACTCTTCACGGATAGCGAGGGACTGTTCCAAATCGATATTTAGGTCATCCTTACATTCAACAACCGTGCGTGGTGTTATGATACCCTCGGTCTCGTCCTTTTCGATCATGTCGATGAGTTCCGAGAGGTTCATACGGAGGTAGCGTGGACCCTCTTCCCAGGACAGGTATTCGGGTTCCTTATCCCATTCCAGTATCATACACCCACGCTCAACGTCATTGACATCATTCATGTCATGGGCGAAGCAGTTACCGATGTAGGTAATAGGAATGTTGTGGTCGTTCAGTTTGGTTTGCCGCTTATGGAAGTGACCGGAGAATACCTGATCGCATTGGTAGAAGTGATCCATATGAAGACCACCATGGTCCGGGCACTCTACCGATTCGTTCATGAGGAACAATGGAAGTTCGAAATGTCCGAATACGTATTTGCATTCTTTAGCGGCGGGCACTGTAAATTCATTACCTACTAACCAGGGGCACAGGAGTACATCACCGATTTCGGTCAACTCGTTGATAATATGTATGTTATCAGCGTATTCGGTGAGAGCTGGTAGCGAGTAGATATCACGCTTCTGCTTGTAGTAGAGGTCGTGGTTGCCGATGATCCAATAGATTGGAAGACCCAGGTCAACCAGTTTACGAATTGCTTGGTCGGAATACCAGTTGGTGTCCAGACGCAGGCGTGATCGGTTGTCGAACCAGTCGCCGGTGAAGATGATTGTATCACATCCGTGGTCTGTTATCTGTTTTACAAACCACCCGATGTAGTCGAGACAATCCATATTGTGTTGCTCAGAGTCCGACTTCTTACCAAAATGTATGTCGGTGAAGACAGCCGCTTTTTTGAACATATTCATTCTGTATCTTTCCTCAGTACTTCAGCACATTTTTCGTATCTTGACACATAATACATAATACCACAATAGGCACACACTACATGCGACTCATCTTCCGGTCTTACAATACCCGCTCCTGGCATATCATATGGGATGCACTCGTTACACTCAGCGTCATAGATGACCTTGCGGTACAGCCTCATGGCTTCCTCTATCAATTCGGTTTCCCACTGGGTGTAAAACTCACTAACGCCCGGATAACTAATCGTTCTGTAATTCCTATAATAGAGGTCCATTTCACGAATTAAATTTCTTCATAAAATTTCACTCTCAATAAAATCAATAGGTTAGTTTACTTTTTTTGTATTTTTATTTTTGAAGGGATAGTTTATAGGCATCGGTGTGGGGACTTATGAATGAAATATAAGTCCCCACATGTGAAAAGTCAACTTTTCCATTCCTCTTCCATATAAGGAGCGGTGCCCACGCCTGGGATGCTTGGTGGGTCAAACATACCATCATCCACGCATTTACTATGAAGGATGGCGCATACCAGCGCATTGACGGTGATATCCAATTCGTGTGCAATCAACGCCAAATCTTGAAAGACATCGGATTCGAGTTCTATGGTTTCCGTACATTCATCCGGGTCGTAATTTATCGAGTCCAGGGTTTCATGTATGGATTCAGGTGTGATCTTTGTACTCATCTTGTGCTCCGTGGGGGTCAGGTTTCTCTACCACCTCGTCGTGGGTGATAGCTCTATCCTCCCGGTCAACCCGAGCCTGCTCGTCATTCTCGATCTGTCTGGTGAATGACGGGGTGAACCCATTGAGTTCCAGAAGGTCATCACGTATTTTACGCACTTTTTTCTCTTTTTCAAGGAAAGTGAGGAAAGAATGCGTAACTATTTGGGTGTAGTACCCAAACGGATTGTTACTCTTCTCAGGTTTGAACTTGAGCGCATTCTGGCACAAAGAGGCGATAGCCTCTCCCTTCATATCGTCTAAGTACGTGTAATTCCTCCAGTTTGCTTTCTGGGAGTACCGCTCAACGAGCATGATCAGCATCTTCACCAGTTCGCTGGTGAGGCACTGAGCCGGGGTAAAATCCTCATTTTCCAACTGTGTGTTCTTACTGAGTTGAATCTGTATCAATAAATCAGCATTGTTAACGTAGTTCTTGGGCTTCCTCTTCCGAACAGCCATAATATTCTCTCTCCAATGTTAGTATATGCTTATTATTTTTGTGTTAGGTATAATGTGGTTATTTTTGTCACAAAATTCAAGTCCTATTTTAGATAAATATCCAAGTAACCAAGGATTTTGATATGGAAACTAATGCAAACAAAGAGCCATCATTCGCTTTCGAGCACGTCGCAGCAAGATTAACGCCATTTGATTTCAACATGAATGGGTCGGAATCTGTTGCTTCTGGTGCTGCTGCCAACCCGGCTCCCCCCGCTGCCAAGCCGGGGACATCGTTTGCCACCGGTGAGCAATATAATGGTATCACCATCGATATCAACACAACGGCTGGGGTTAGCGCATCCAGGGACACGGACCGCACCAGTGCATTATGGCCCATTTCTATGACGAATGGGTTGGTGTTCCCATACAACCCAACGATCAGTGAGAATGTCCAGGTCAATTACGAGGCGGCTGAAATAACACACTCCAACGAGTCGTATCATTTCTACAAAAACACATCTAACGTCCGGATTTCATTATCAAATTGTATGTGGACGTGCGACACCTTCGACAACGCAATATATGCAATGGCGGTGCTTCACTTCCTTCGGTCGTATAGTAACATGGATTTTGGCAGGAGCGGAACAGGTAGACCACCATCACCGATGTGGTTTAGCGCATATGGTAATTATGCATTCAACCGGGTTCCGGTGTTCATGGAAAAGGCGGATTGGACATTTCCGAATGATATTGATTATGTTGGCATACCCGAGCCTGGGTCACCCGAGTACATATCCAGGACTATGTTGACGAGTAGGAACCCATCATCTGGTTCCTACACATGGTTGCCGATGAAATTTGAGGTGTCATCGATCAGTTTGATAGTTCAACACACACCAAACTACTGGCTCAACTGGTCTCTGCAAGATTACCGAGACGGCACCATGTTAAAAAATCGTAAGGGATTCCACCGGGATATAAAACAATGACATACGTACCATCATACGATTCAGCATCGCCGTATAACTTCACAGATATTACTGGGAAGTATCTGACCTATTACGTCCATCGGTCCGTGGATCAACATCCATTAGATAGGGCAACCATCCTCAATAATGAGCGGTATGTCAATCGCCCGGACCTGCTCGCCAGGGATATATACGGCAACGAAGATTTGTTCTGGGTGATCCCAGTTCGAAATGGTTTACAAGACCCGGTGTTTGACCTGACGTTTGGTCGAGCTTTGATAATTCCGGACCCATCATACATAGGAACGTTAGTGTGAGTAGGAATAATCCTCGGAAAAAGAAGATCACCCCTAAATTAGGTTTCGTTGATAGTTTAAAACAGGCTGTCACGGGGTCTAATGCGCATGGGGCTGTATCGCCGAGGAGTTCCAAGCGCCGTGGTGGTGCCAATGTTAATAAAGCACTGGATACTACTGATAGTAAACAGAATGGTGCCATCCCCTCCGATGTATGTCATGGACTGGGTGAGGAACAATACGTAAACCGGGAATATGTCTCCAAGGGAAGACGTGGCACGAGGATTAGGACAAAACGTGAAAAGAAAACTGTCGATTGTACCGGTGAAACTGGTAGTTTGATCTTCGAGGATGATCCTGATAATTACACTGGTATTGCCACAAACGTTCTTAATGACTACCTGAATGTTCAATATAATATTGTCTTTTCAATGGTACCAGAAGATACCACCATAGAGATTCAGGAATCTATCCCACTCGGTGAAGAATTACCACAGCGAGATATCGCCAGTGAATTGAGAGCGAAAGGAGCCGTCGTTATTGCATCGACTGGTAGTAATTTCGATCATAGTTTTGTTAGAACCACAACGGTTGAAGAGAACAAGACACCACCACCGGGAGCCCCGTTTAGATTACCCCCAGGGGTGACAGGTAGTGCCGGTGATATATCAGCAATGATGAATGCAAAAGCATCTGCCGGTCCGACGGTAAAAACGGAGAATGTGTTCATCGGTGATAAGAATTATTATGCCATCACTGACATGGTTGTTGAAAATTACCAATCCCCGACAAATGCCAACCCGTTAATATCTTCTATGTTTGCAGGCAGGATGACAATCTTAGAACCCGGTGGTTTTAGTTTCAATGATGATATAAGGACAATATCAGACCGTATTGGTTATAAGAATGTCAATAATGGTCGCATACTGTATCGTATTGATATAAGCTTTTCAGGATACGACCCACGGACGGGAAGCTGGAAAGAGGTCATAGATATAGACACACGTAAGGAAACTAGGATACCATTCCTGACGTATTATGTTGTGATATCCAAGGTTGAAGCCAAAGTAACGAACACCGGCACCGTTTATAATATAGATTTTGTACCGTCTGGCTCTGCCGCACTTCGTACCGAAGACTTCGCAGTTGATGCAGCAAAAATATTCACCGGAACTTCCAACACGTTTGGTGGTTTCTTGGATCATGTCAAAGTAGTATTGGAGGAATCTCGCAGGATCGATACTACCCAATCCACTAATGGTCCTACTGGATTGCTTAGAGAATATGAATTTATAGCACCCGAATCCCTACGTAATACTGAATTTTGGAGTCAGGAATGGGCGGTTAGTCAGGCGTATGTCAAGCCAGATAAGGCTGGGTCACTCGTTGGTGTTGGTAAAAATATAGACTTGTTGACTGTGATACAATCGGCATTGACTGACTTGCCGTATGTCCATGAATTATTCATTGCGAAATCATCCGAGAACGATAATAATCAATTTGTCAGACCCAGGACACATTTCACTGTTCGGTTTAATGTGGTGTATGGTGAAAAGGCTGAAGAGGTCGGCGACTATAAGAATTTAAAGATACAGGTGATAATTGAACCGTTTATATCATTCAAGAAGGGTTCTTACTCCGCTAGGAATGTTGGCGAATATACCGCATTAGAAGCCCAGATACGCCGAGTATCACAGATGACAAAAATAGGTGCTATAGTCCGAAAATATGATTACTTGAATACTTCTGGTAATACTGAAGTGTTGGATTTTAGTATAAATCTATCTGCGTTCTTCTTTGAGGCTATGGACAGTGGTCAGGATTTCCCAGGAACTAAAGGAACCGGAACGACAACCACCGCAGCTCAGCAAGAAAAAAACTTACGTGATAAACAGTATCAGGCGTTTAGTGAATCAATTCAGACACAAATTGGAACCACATTAACTGGTGTGACCGATAGAGATAATAGGTTTGATACAGTCCTGGGTGGAGGGAAAGACCTCGAAACCGCAGCAAACAATAGACTTCCGCCATATGATATTCTCGGTGGTGGTAAAGGAATGGCACCCGATCAAAATTCATACGGTGCAATCCAGGGGGAAGCTGCATCTATAAATTCCCGGAAGGACAAGTATATGCGGGAGTTCCAGGATTGGTTAGCAAATGATCAGATGCAGATAGAAGATTTACAAGTTCGTGGCGATCCACTGTGGTTGTTATCCCCGTATGCATCGGCTGACATGAACCGATTGAAGAAAATAGGTGGATTGATTAAACCAAATACTGATAAGTGTATCTTCATTAACATAAGAGCACCCAAGCAGAAAAACTACATGGACCCAGACTCATACAGTACTATCAAGTCTGAGGATAAAAAGGGTAGGAACCCAAATGTAATGGGTGGTTTTTATGGGGTATACTCAGTGGAGAGTACATTCTCCGGTGGTAGTTTTACTCAGAAGATTCAAGGATATAAAATGAATCACTTGAATTACGTTGAGGAAGGTCTTAGATTTGAAGATATCATTAGCTCCACGATTAAATATAAAGAGGCACCCGGAAACTCACAACCTGGAGTTAAAGGACAGGTTTCGGATGCATTCACGCAACAGAAGCGGAGTCCATTATTAGGGGATAGTACGACCAGCACGACCGCTAGCCAGAGTGTTAATAACCCAAGAACAACAGCTAACGTACTGAACCGAAGGGATAAGTAGGAACAATAATGGGAAGAGGCAACAACACTTTCAATAATGGTATAGGTGAGATAACCCGGCGTGTAGCTTCCGGGGGTAGGTCTACGCCCGTACCAGAACAACAGGGAATGGGCTTCTACATCGGAACCGTTATGGATGACGCCGACGACCAGCGTATGGGGCAAGTCTGGGTATACATACCGGCATTCTCCGGTAAGCGACTGAACGAGGGAGCCATACCAACGTCCGGAACTACACCAGATCGAGGAACTGGTCAGTTGGAATTTGATCAAACGCAACGAGTGGGTTGGATTCAATGTTACCCGCTGATGCCATTCTTCGGTTCCGATAGTAATAGGGTTACTGATTCAGATAATCGTAATGCCGTCCAGAATGGTGATACCTCATCATATGGATTTTGGGCAACACCTCGTATAGGCGATCAGGTCGGTGTGTTATTCTCACACGGGGACATAGCCCGTGCTTACTGGATAGGCGCAGTCCCAAAATTCTATAGTAATTTTTCCACCCCGTCTATTTCTGGCGTAAACCAAGACACTGTTGACCCAGAGGTACTGGCAAACACACTCGATGGTAAGACAATACCTCCGGATGCACTCATCCCTTCGCTTGAAAAAACACGGGACATTGCTGGTACCGATGCCGCCCGACGGTTTGATGATGTATACCCAGCCAGGACATACATGTTGAATCTTATGTTGTCTGGTCTCATCAACGATCAGTTTCGTGGTGCCGGTATATCCAGTGCCCGTCGTGAGTCACCATCTTATGTGACGGGGTTGAAGTCTCCTGGGTGGTTCTTTAATGCTGAAAAATATAATGTAAATGCAACGACTGGTGATAAATTCGATGGTAATCCAGTGGGTACGTCAATAACTGCCCCCACTAGGAGCAAATATCAGAATGTAAACTCCGAGGGTCATCAGATCGTCATGGATGATCACCCGGACAACCAAGGGCTCCGCATTCGTACCTCGGCTGGGTCGCAGATATATTTCAACGATGGTGGTCTCACCGGAGAAGCTCCCAATGACGCTTTTATCTATATCTCAACACCCAAAGGTAATGTGTGGATAGAGATGCAGGACGACGGAGACCTCAACGTGTATGGTGCAGGTTCCGGGTCGTTTAACTTTGAAGGTGATCTCAACTTAACAGCCGGTGGTGCCGTTAATATCGAGTCTGGTACTGATTTGAATTTAAAAGCTGGGGGCAACCATACTATGGATGTGGTTGGCACCAGTAATGAACGGTACAGTAATAAAAACATTGAGGCTGGGAGCTATTCTATCAATGCATCCGGGTCCGCCAACTTCTCTTCATCAGGAAGTTTCGATATGAACGTTGGTGGTGAGTATCGTTTAACCACTGGTGGTGGTATTAATTTATTGGCGGCATCTTTTGCTAGAATTTCATCCGGTGCTGATATCAGTATGTCGGCACTGAGCATTAGAGAAACGGCATCAGCTGATATATCCGTCACTACAACAGTATATCGTGAGACAGCCCCGGCTGGTATTTTCATGAACTCGGGTACCGGTGCCCAGGCGGAGCCAGCAAAACCCGCAAGCCCCGCAGGATCAGCATCCATCCCGGAACTCAACACCGTCCCGGCTGCTCCCACCGATGATGAGATATCGCTTGGTCAGGAGCCCGTAGCGACGAGATCGGCTCTTGCCACCGTAGTGCCCCAACATCAACCTTGGAGCGGTCGTATCAAGTCCACACTCGGTTTCAGAGGGTTTGTGGACGAGTATGAGGAAATCGAAACCAGAGCTGGATCATCAATCCCGAATGCTGTCGCCCCGTTGAGTATTGTTGGATTGTCGTTTGGCGCATCGGTGCCATCCATATCACGTGGTGTGGACTACACGACCACTAATATTGGTGAGACCCCAGTTTACGAAGACCTCGGAACCCCAGCCGACGGAGTATTACGACCGGCTGTTGAGTATACGTCGTCGGCGGCTGTTAAAAGGTTCATGCATACCAAAGAGGGTAAAGTCACACAGACTGCTTATCTGGACGCTGGTACCGCATGGGCAATCGGATATGGACATAACATCATCCTTGGTGATGTGATAAACGGGAAGGTGGTTGATAAAGCCTTTATAGCAGAATTGTATAGAACAAACGGGAACTTACAGATAACCACGGCTGAAGCTGACCGCTTATTCGACCAAGACTTGAGGAAGTTTGAGGGAGCAGTGCGTTCCAATGTCACGGTTGATATAACCCAGGGGCAGTTTGATGCCATGGTGTCACTGTCTTACAACATCGGAATAACAGCATTCGCAAATAGCACGGCATTGAAGCGTCTGAACTCTGGAAACATAGAGCAGGTTCCGGAGAACTGGATGCGATTCAATAGGTCTCAGAAGAAATTCAATAAGGGTCTCAATGACCGTCGCAGACAAGAACTTGAACAGTTCTTCTCCGCAACGGATACTGAGCTTGGGGTCGGTTAAAACATATCCGGATCGTGACCGATGGTCCGGATGATCGCACGCTTGACCTTAGTATAGGCACCGTTCCTTAACTGCCGTACTCGTTCCTTGGAGATGTCAAATTCCGCCCCGAGGTCTTCCAGGATTATCCTGTCCTCCCGATTTACCAGCATTTGGGATTCGAAAATCCTACGCTCCCGGTTGTCGAGAACCTCATCCATTGCGGTATCAATGATCCTGCGGTGGAATTGCAGGTCGGTGAGGTCAGCTGATACATCGGTATCATCACCGTCGAGCACCATATGTTCCTCAATGGTGTGATCCGTCTCAAAACCATACATCGGAATCTTCTCGGAAAGTGAAATGTACGGCTTCCGTATCATGTCGTACATGCTGTAAACCACAGCCTCATCCACTTCATGACTCTCCGCAAGTTCCACGGCGATATCCCTGGTCATGTCGAATTTACCTTCCTTAATCAGTGTGATAGCCACCAGTTTTCGGATTGAGAAAAATAATTTCTTCTTCCCATGACTGGTACATACGTTGACTGGAAAATAGTTCTTGGTGATGAAACCCAGCATAATACCTTTAATGCACGTTTTCGCATAGGTTGCGAATCGCCCAACTTCAGGTTTGAAGTTTTGTGCAGCGGCAAGGAGTGCAATGACGCCTTCACTACGCAAGTCTTCTGGATTTGCTTTGTATCCGGCAAGCTCCCGGACGCAACGCTGGATTATCGGCGAGTATGCCTTAACAATTTCAAGTAGTACTTCTTGACTTTTGGTATCCCACCAAAGTTGAAACAGGTCGTTTTCTTGCTCCTCTGTTAGTAAAACCCTGTAATTCTGAATAAAATCATCCATGCATAAGGCTTTTTTCATCTGCTACCCTCCTCAGAGTATGAAGTATATGAATTCTTAAGAGAATTCTTTAGTAAATATTAAAGATGAGCCCACATAGTATAGCGGGTATTAAATATAAGTCTAATGTTCTAGGAAATCAAGATGGCGAAGGCACTTTACCGGGGTTTTTCTTCCGTAGCAAACGAGGGTATCCAGACCGGGTTGTTTGATATCAATTTAGTATCTCAGGATTTACTAAATCAATTCAACACCCGCCTGGGCGAACGCCGTATGCGCCCCAATTATGGTTCCGTTATTCATGATCTCATGTTCGATTTGTCAGATTCTCGCACGGAAGCATTGATAGTGCAAGACGCTGAGAGAATAATTTCTGAAGACCCACGGGTGCAGCTTTTAGCACTAGAACCCACGGTGGACCTTGAAAACCACAGCATTAGACTCGATATTACATTAAAAGTTCTGGAATTCGATATGACGGCAAATTTCGCAGCAATCTTTGAGGCACAAATATAATGGCAAACGTAATTAGTAGACAGAATACATTATTCGTCGCTGAGGATTGGATTCAGATATACCAAGCCATTGAAAACGTTGACTTTAGAGCCTACGACTTCGATAACTTAGTCCAGGCTATAATGGATCACTTACAGCAGACCTTCCCGGAAGAATTCAACGATTGGATAGCCTCCTCGGAATTTATAATGAAAGTCGAGACACTGGCGTGGTTGTCCCAGAACATCGCTTTCAGGATCGACCTGAACGCCAGGGAAAACTTTTTGGCGACAGCAGAACGTCGTAACAGCCTCATCCGCCTCGCCGAAAACGTGGCATATAAGGTAGACCGTGTTACTTCCGCCAGCGGTCAAGTCCGCATCGAGCGCATAAGAACAGATCAACCAATCACCGATTCCAACGGTATTAATATCCAGAATGCTGATATTATCTGGAACGACCCCCGCAACGAGGATTGGTTGGAACAGTTTATTTTGATCATGAACTCCGCATTCACTCGCCGGACCCAGTTCGGTAGACCGCTGGTTTCCACACAGACTGATGGCATCCAGAAGGACCAGTACGTTTTCAATTCGGCTGCCCCCGAGGGCGGCTCATACCCGTTCACCACCCAGGTTAATGGTGTGAACCTCCCGTTTGATACCATCAACTTGTTATTGGACAAGGATACTGGTGTGGTCGAGGAAAATATTCCTGACCCAACAAACGCTTACAACATCCTGTATAACCAGGACGGTAAAGGTCTTTCCTCCGACGGTACTGGATTCTTCTTCCAGGTAGTACAGGGAACCCTCACCTTCCGTGATGTGGATTTTGTAGACCCGATCATTATCCGTGTGTTTGATCTTGATGTCCCCAATATTAATAATGACGATTTCTTTGTTCAAGAAGTCGATGAAAATGGTGACGTTATCCAGAATTGGACTCAGGTTGATGATGTGTTCGGTGAAGGCGTTTCATTCGATCCGGACGTTGACAGTTCGAATACCATTTATGAAATAGACACCCTACTCGGCGACACGGTTCGGGTTCGTTTTGGTGATGGTAAATTCGGTGCGATCCCCCAGGGACTATTCAGGTTCTGGTACCGCACCGCAAACCCACAGCCGCAGGCTATCAAGCCAGAAGCCATACAGAATCAACAAGTAACCGTGCCTTATGTTGTTGACTCGACTATATTTTATTTGACATTGACATTCTCTCTGAGGGATCAGTTACTGAATGCTGCCGCTACAGAATCGAATGACGATATCAGAACCCGTGCTAATCGGGTATTCTACACCCAGAATCGCATGGTTACCGGTCAGGATTATAATAGTTTCTTCCTGAAAGATAGTGCCATCGAGAAAGTCAAGGTTGTAAATCGGACGTATGCCGGTCACTCCAGATTCTCCAAACTGACAGACCCGACTGGATTGTACCAGAACGTTAAGGTCATGGCAGACGATGGTAGGTTCTATAAAGATAATACTCTGACGAACACCCAGGTGTCCGCAGACATAACCATCGTGCCTATTGATTCCTTATTGAACAATTACATAGCACCTCTTATTTCAAAACCGGACAAGAATGTTCTGTATGTTAATGATTATCCGCCGATAAAGTTTGATAACACTAACACCGATACCCGCCTTAATGGCAATGGTGACTTTGTTCTTCAACCATATGAATGGGCAGAAAATGCGATAGTTGCCGACCAGTCCCGTGGTAATATCAAGGACAATAGTAGTAATATTTTACCGGTAGGTACCGGAAATACAACAACTAATCTTCAATTCGTTGATGTTGACGCCGTTATAACAACCGGGTTGAGCGTAAACGCATACGTGGATCGGATCGTTGATGACGGCACTGGTGCCGGATCGATAATCCTTCGTGATATAGTGCAGGACTTGGACACGATTGACTCCGTGCTCCCGGCTATGCGTACAGTATTCACTGGAGCCGAGCTTGCCAACATCGAGCAGCAATTATTGTTCCGTCTTGATTTTGGTATCTCCTGGGACTATGTGACATCCACTTGGAATATGATCACCTTTGAAAATCTCGATAAGACATCACCATTTAGCCTTGCAAACCAAGGTAATACGTCCGGCTCCGGACTTGATGCGTCGTGGATGATTATGGCTGAATTCGTTCCTGGTGGAACCGGTGAAGATTTCTGGAGCATCACAGACCGTGGGTTTGGATTCTTCTGGGAATCAGCTCGTGAAGTCGATTTCTTCTTCGTAAATAATTCTGCTGTTCTTAATCCCGAGACTGGTGTGGTTGAACATGACGCCGTTACCATTCTTAATTGCAATGAGACCAGGGACAGCTTACGTAGACAGTGCATCTCAGACGATCCCAGTTTTATCTCGGACTCCGGAAATGAGCTGTTTGTCTCCGATGTTCTCCGATATCCAGACGGCTACGTCAATACTGACGGTATTTTTGTCACCCCGGCTGACTTAGATAATTCGGGATTCTACGACAATCCGTTCCTGTTTAGCGATTTCGTTGTAGAGGACGGAGTAACCGATTTGGTTCTTTGGAGGAGTATTGATTCGCAAGGATTCACAGTACCCCAGCCGATAAACCGATTCACTTCGCCGAAAGGGACGTATGGAACGCAAGGTGTTGATACCGTTAGTGGTTATCCAGTACCGGGTGATCCCATCCAGACTAAGACGATCTATTATTCCGCCACCCCACTCGTGGCGTGTCACACTATTCCGTATGTTAGTGGTGATATTCACTATGACCAGACCACCGGTCAATGGTTGGTGGCAAATGGTGCTAACCAGACCACCCACGTTGAGGGTGAATGGGAAGTCGCTGTTAATCAGGATGCGTATCAGTATCGGATTGGTAGGGATGATCTACCGTTTAAGTGGGTTCATTACTCCCCGGATTCCATTCGAATTGACCCGTCGGTGTCGAATGTCATGGATGTTTATATCCTCACGGCGCTATATGATGAGCAAATCCGTTCCTGGTTGTTCAACAACGAACCACTGAGCACGATGCCAGAAGCCCCGTCCTCGGAAGCACTGCGCACTCAGTTCCAGGATTTTGAAGATTTCAAAACCATGAGTGATTCGATTATCTTCCACTCGACCAGATACTTACTGTTGTTTGGTGAGCAGGCGATACCAGAACTCCAGGCTACTTTCAAGATTGTTCAGACCCCAGGATCACTGGTTAGTGAAAACAATATCCGCCTGAGAGTTTTGGCAGCGATCAACACATTCTTCGAAGCAGCGAACTGGGACTTCGGTGAGACATTCTACTTCACCGAACTGGCAGCATATATCCATAAGGAATTGACGCCGGATATCCAGTCGGTGGTTATCGTACCAAGGTCCAATGATTTGTCCTTTGGTGCAATGTTCCAGGTCAGGTCTGAGCCGGATCAGTTGTTCGCTTCGGCGGCAAGTGCTGAAAATGTACCTGTCTCTTATACACATCTGACGCTGCCGACGAAGGCTTAGGTGTAGATCTCGGTGG